CTGAGGGATCTGTACTACCTGGGTCTCCTGGTGGTGGTGTTGTGTCAAAAAATTTGTTTGTTACCATTAGCCATAAAATAATCTTCTAGTTCTCGGTGATATTCTTTGCCTAGCCATATCTCTTGATCTTTGCGTTGCTTGCGAAAATCTTTGTGTGTATGGAAAATCTCTAAGATATTCTTGGAATTGTAATGTTGGTGCTTGACCCTGTCTTATTCTTCTACCAAGTTCTCCGTAATAATCTTGTATAGCTTGATTATATACATCACCAGATGCTTGTCTTTGCACCTGCGTCATATTTTCTGGCAATGTACCAAAAAAAGTAGCTTGCGGATTAGCATCTAAAAATCTTGAGAACACACTAGAGGGGTTATTCATTCTATCTCTATTGCCAAATTGACTTGTAAATTCTTCAAATGTTGCCATTAGTTATTCCTCATTCCCATAGTTATATTATTTGTATCAGTTGGAACTCCAAATGATCTTGCAGTATATTCCATAAACGATTCTTTGCCAGCAAAATCCGTATCAACTTTTGCCCTCTCCTTTAATGCATTACTATCCAAACCTGGAAACATTCCAGTTGCTCGCATTTTTTCTGCTTGCTCTCTTGACCATGCGTCATATAATGCACGAGAGTCTGGGTTTACATACCTCATATAATTGGAACCATATAAACTTGTACCCATGCCTCGCACCATATTAACAACTGTGCTTGCATTGTCTGCTCTATCACTAAATGACATTGCTACGCTATCTGCAATATTAGTTTTGCTTGGACTACTTAAATCCTTTTTATACTGTGCAACAATATTATTAAAAGCTTTATTTTGTTTAGCAAACAAACTATTTTCTTCACCGCCACTTAACATTTCTGTTGTAAATTGATCAAATGTTTTACCTGTAACTGGTTTACCTCCTTCTGCTAAATTCATATTTTTTGCTACATCTTCTGCCATATATGTAGCTTGCACTTCTGGAAACAACTCTTGAAAATAACTACCTATTGGTCCACTACCATATATAACGCTTTGCGCTAAACCTTGATTTGGTGCTTGTCTATCTAAACCTAACGCATAACCTGAGAGTCTTGCGTTGTCTGACAAAAAATTATCTATATAACTACTAAAATTTTGATATGCTTTTACATCTGGTATTTCAGCTGGATCAATAAATTCTTCTTCTATTGGTCGAAAAGTCGTAGTTATTCTTCGTGCCAACGATATATCACCAGTTTGATCACCAACATCTACTGTTTGATTTGGCACAGACTGCATTCCAACTTGCGCACCTTCTTGAAAACCAGCACCTGTAGCTTCTAATCCAGTTGTTCTAATTGGAGATGGGATATTTTCTCCCGTACCAACAGCGCCAAATTCCTGATTAATACCTGATTGAGGTTGCGCTCTTTGTCTTTCAAATTCTCTATACATTTGATCAAGAGTAGTTGGACCATCTTCTAACTGCTCCATCATCCCTTGTGTTGTTAAAGCACCTTGACCTGTACCAACATCATTTTTATTTTCTGTAACATTTTCTACAGTCTCTCCACTCTCAGTTACATTTTGTGCTATTCTTCTAGCTTCTGCTAAAGTGTCTGCCTCTACAGTTGTAGGGTATTCACTACCATCTGCTCTTCTTATTAAGATAATATACTGCATTATATGCCTTCTCCTTCAGGTGCAGTTCTTGCACCAGGTCTAGGTGTACCAGGCGCAACATCTTGCGTTGGTGCTTCTGTTGGTGGTGCAGGCGGAAAGCCTTGAGCTTCACTAGACAATACAGCACCATTAACACCTGGTGGTCCTGCTGGTGGCATAGCTTGTTGTGCAGGTTGTGCAGGTGGTGGTGCAGGTTGCCCTGCCATGTCAGGTCCTTGACCAGTCATGCCAAACTGTTGCATCATAGCTTGGAATTGTACATCCATTGCTGTTTCATCCTGCTGTTCTTTTTTCATTGCTTTTCTAAGCATGTCTAAATATACCATAGCTTCTTGTTGTTGACCTTTAGCCATCAATGCTTGCACAACATTTATCATAACTGCTTTTGGATCTAATGTCTCTCCCTGTTGTGCATTTATTTCTTTTTTAAAATCTTCTACATCCTGTACGTCTAATATGTTATCCCATATCCATACGTCAGGTGCAAGCGGATTAGGTCCTTCTCTCATCATTTGCGCCATTGTTACTTTTTGCGGATCATCTTGTGGCATCTGTGGTTTAATTGCAATTTCGATTGGTCCACCTTCTGCAATATCTTCTGGAGATATAGGACCCATAAACCATTTTTTCAGTTCATTGTACTTACCTCTCATCTCCATTGTTCCAAAATTACCAGTTGCATATTGCGCTAAAAGTAATTCAGATATTTGTTGGTAAGCACTTTGTAAAGCATAAACTCTTGGTTGTACTTGATGCTCTGACCCAGACCTAAGTAGGTTTGCCGCGTAACCAGATAATTGAAATTGTAATTCACCATACGCAACATTTGGTAAACCACCTCTTTGCAGTTCTGCTGAAATCATGCCTAAATAATCTCCTGTGTTTGCAGGCATAGTTATTTCTGGCAACAAATCAATCGATGTGTTTGCTGGCAAATCTACCTCTGTACCATCACGCCATGGATCTGTTTCTAATGTTGCTGATCCATCAGGACTTGTAACAACATACGGATGTCTCGTAGAACGAGAGATTAAAGTTTTCATAGAACTCATAGCAAAATTGTAATCATGGAACAGTTGCCGATTAGCCGCGAACACACTTTCTCCGTACTCACGAGATGTATACTCACTAGATAAATCTCCTTGTACGTATGGTTGCGGACCCACAACACCAACAAAGCAGGGAGCGCAGGGCATCCCTTGTATCATTACTCCGTGTGGCGTTGGTTTCTTGGCGAACTTTGGTCCACCTGCGTCTATGATTATGCAATTTATTTCTCTGTCGTAATAATCCCAAACATCAATTCCTTGTTCCTCGGCTTCTTGTTCAGGTGCAGAGACATCCATATTATATATAGCTTTTATTGATTCTTTAGTTCTTTTTTTTCTATGTGCAATGTAACTTATGCCTTCGTCATCCATTTCATAAACAACATGCAAAGGATCCCATGCAGTTATATCTACGTATGCACTACCATCAGGTCTTGTATTTAATACAGACCTGCCAGCAAAATGACCTCGAAGTGTAATGTGAAAAGATAATTGTTCTCTTGCATTTGGTTGACCCATTCTTAACAATCTTTCATCTGCTAAGTTTAATGCACCAATTACCCACTTCTCTTTGTTGGCTCCAATAATTCTAGCCTGTTCATCTTTACCTTCATTAGGCACCCTAACAATCATTGATGATGTTGTAAGATACGCCATAATTTTATCTGCTAAAACTTTTGGTGTGTTTGATGTGTATGATTGAAAACCCTCACCAGCATCGTATGGGTTCATACGATACAATGAATAGTCATCTTCCATTCTTCGTCTTACTTGCTTGAAACCTTCGGCTTCATATCTTCTTTTTATTTTGTCTAATAAATTATCTATCTGTGCCATTTACCATCTCTTTACAGTAATTTTAGTTTTTTCTTGAGCTAATCTTGCGTAACCAAAATTAATTACAAGACCATAAACAATTGCCTTAGCACCATGGTTGAAAGCATCTCTTGGCTCTCTACCAACTACATTTCCGTTTCGGTCTGTTCTCCATGAGTATACATGAACTTGACCATCAAAGGGATTTTGACAACCACCTAGTTCAGAAATAATGCCACGGCATTGCGGGTTAAAGATCATGTTGGGTTTGCTGGACACAGGATGTGGTTTCAAAAAAGTATTGAACCTTTCTATCCCGTCCATCACTCCAACTTTCTCACTAATCATAGAGACGTTAGCCTTGTGCCACCAGACATCTACAGGTCGTCTTTCAGATTGCGCATGTGCCGCAATATCAATTACCCCTGAATCTACATCTTGCCACCATTCTCGATTTTGTGCAATCTCTATGATATCTTCTGTTGTTTTTTCTCTTTCGTATATTTCATCAATAATGCGCACTTGGTCATCAATTTTTTGTACAACCTCAACAGCGTAAGCACTTTGTGTAATACTTGAGTAACCAGGATCTACCCATAAGTATACTGGCTGTCCTGCAACATATTGCGCATCTTCTGTTACATGCAACGCAACATCAAACAATGGGTGTACTAATCCTTTAGGGGGTGATGGCTTACCAGCAAGTCGCTCCATAAACCATGTGTCGCTGTGCAGTCTTTCAAGACTTAGTATTTCTGGATCGTTCCTACCGCCAGGGTAAACTACAGAGTTAGACCATGATGGCAAACTAAAACTTATTGCATCATCAGGGTTAGGGTGCATTTGCCATGCTTCAAACCGCGAAGGGTACCAACCAAGGCTAGCCTCAAACGTGCCTTCTAAAAATAACCACCCTCTCTTTTCTGCAATACGACCACGCAGTCTTAGAAAAGACTCAAAGTCTATCTGTGATGCTTCGCATGCAACAATACCATCTGGTGCTTCCATCGCTAAAGACCTATAGTCTTGTGCTGACTTAGTCTTTATACGTATGCCGTTGACGCATTGTATTTCGCCTGGGTCTATACGCTTAGACGCACTTTTTAATAAACCTAGTCTGCCAAGCATGTCTAGTAAGTATTCAAATTCAGCTCGGCATCTTTCGTAGTCTCTGGCTACTAACCATATGATTCCATTGTCGGATACTTCGTCAAACTTAGATAGAATGTGTACGGCACCCATAAATGATTTACCTGCACGTTCACCACCTGCTACTAACTTAATACGTGCTGGGTGGTTAAGTATCTTTACTTGCTCTTCAGTCAAGGCAAAGCCCAACTGATCAAGCAACATATCTCTATCTTCTACAAGCATTAGTTAAAATAAAATGAGTATTGATAAAAAGACTTCCTGTCCTCGCTCTTATGTTTACATTTAGGGCA